TAATTATAGTAGAATTTTATGGTTAGAAGACGATTTTGAATTACCAGAAAAAATAGGCAAGGACCATATAAGCAGTATTAGTGACTTTATAAAACAAAATAACCCTGATATATATGGTTTAGGTAATGTTTCTTTGCCCAAAATTACCTCTATATTTAGTCCTCATCAAAAAGTGGTATCTAATTTTTTAGCAATGGCACATGCTGTTTTTTATAATAACAATGCTATGAGAAAATTAGTAAAATATTATAAAGAACATAAAAACCCGGTGGAAATAGGAATAGATACGAGTATAAGATATGTTAACAATATTGAAGTATATCGTTATTATACCCCATTAGTATTTCAAAAAATTCCAGAAACAGAAAATATGAAAGAAGGATGGAAAAATGCCAATCCATCATTTATACCTTCAATAATTATCACCGGATGGCCAAAATTATTTAATTTAGATAAAAGTTTACAACCGGGATATACAATTTTATACATAATACCTTATATCTTATATTTAATACTTTTAATAGTATTCGTAGTGTTAATTAAATATATTTATAAAAAACTACAAAAATAAAACACTATCTTTTTTCTGGGGGTACCCATTTCATACCTAATGCTTTCATAATTTCTTTTTCAGTATATGCTGGTATTTGTTCTCCATTTTTATTAAATAATCCGTGCTGATTTAATGTATAACACATTTTTTTGGCTTTAGAACGCATTTGAATATTAAAACCTTTGCTACCTGTAAACCATAACAAACCAGCACCCCATTGTTCTTTTGGTAAAAATACCATACAGGAAAAATAAATGTTGAAAATTTTAAATTAGCCGGTCAAAAAATACATCCGAATAGTATTCAAGATATTTGTTTTAAATGTATTTTACCAGATGGTTTATCTTTCTATATAATAATTATAATATTGATACTTTTTATTCTTGTTTTGGTATTTATTCTTTTTAAAGGTTGGAAAAAATACAAAAATAAGTTTGTAAGTTGTAGTTCTTCTTTATCCTCGTGTAGAAGTTCTAAATAATTAATTTATATATAGTATATATAAATTAATAAATGGAAAACTGTGTGGTTAAAATAAAACAAATATATATTGAAAATCCAATTTTTGATGATATCGCAGATTGTACTTATGTTTGTTTATGTTGTGGAGAAAATCCAAAAAGATTACCAAGTGTTTTAAAAAATATAAAAATATTAAACCCAACCCAAAAGGTAAAATTAGTATATAATAAAGGGTATAAAAACTGTCCTTGTAGTGTTTCTGTAAACCATGATTTAGTTAATATTCAAACTTATATTTTTGAGGATGCTATAAGAAATAATTATAGTAGAATTTTATGGTTAGAAGACGATTTTGAATTACCAGAAAAAATAGGCAAGGACCATATAAGCAGTATTAGTGACTTTATAAAACAAAATAACCCTGATATATATGGTTTAGGTAATATTTCTTTGCCCAAAATTACCTCTATATTTAGTCTTCATCAAAAAGTGGTATTTAATTTTTTAGGTTTATCACATGCTGTTTTTTATAATAAAAATGTTATGAGAAAATTAGTAAAATATTATAAATCTTGTAAAAATCCAATTGAATTAGGAATAGATACTAGTATAATGTATATTAATAATATTGAAGTATACCGTTATTATACCCCATTAGTATTTCAAAAATTGCCAGAAACAGAAAATCAGAAAGAAGGATTGAAAAACCAAAAGTTTATAATACCTTTGAATTTAACAAGCGGAATTCCAAAATTACTTAATTTAGATAAAAGTTTACAACCAGGGTATACTATAATATATATAGTACCTTATATAATATATTTATTAATTTTAATATTGTGTATAGTTTTGATTAAATATATTTATAAAAAACAACAAAAATAAAGCACTATCTTTTTTCTGGGGGTACCCATTTCATACCTAATTCTTTCATAATTTCTTTTTCAGTATATGATGGTATTTGTTCTCCATTTTTATTAAATAATCCGTGCTGATTTAATGTATATCCCATTTTTTTGGCTTTAGAACGCATTTGAATATTAAAACCTTTGCTACCTGTAAACCATAACAAACCAGCACCCCATTGTTCTTTTGGTAAGAAAACAATATCCAGATGGAAATAAAAATATTGTCCGCTTGGGCAATGGGCAATACCCATAAATTTTTCTTTTTTCATACTAATAACATCTGTTATAATACCCCATTTTATAAGAATATCAACAATTCGTTTTAATGTTAATTTTTTACTTGTAATAAGGATATCTATATCACCCGATGTCTTAGTTTTTCTCCGATATGATCCTGCTATAATTAGTTCATAGCCATCCATTCCTACTTCTTTAGCTAAAACATATCTTACCATTAATTGGAAAGTATCTATATATTCCCTTGGAATACGTGTATGTAGATCATCATAATATTTCAATCCTATTTTTTGTTCATTTGTTAAAAGCTGAGGATTTTTGTGTAAATCCTCCATTGAACGCATTCCTGAGTCCCACCATTTTTCAGCAGTTTTTTCACCTGCCCCTAAAACACTTGTAAACTTACCTAATATACGTTGTTTAGATACATTTTTTTTATCTTCTTTTTCTTTAACAATTAATGTCTTAACTTCTTCAACTTTAGCTATTTGTCCTGTTTCTAAATACTCATTAATTTTTTCTATTGATTGTTTTCCTAAACCAGGAATCTTTTTAACTTGATTAATATTTTTAATATCTGAAATATTAAGTTGTTTGATAGCTTTAATAGCACCACTATAAGCCTGTGTACGCCATCTATCACCCTCTTGTTTATAGTACCTTTCTAATATCTGAAAATTATCAATAATAGATTGTTTATTACTCATTTTATTATATAGTATAATAATTATAGTTTATTCGTTATTTACTTGATTAAAGTATTATCTTTACAATTATAAAATAAATTAGTAAAACACTAACAATTCCTATTATTGACCAAAATATAATCCTGACTTGATTTCTACTAATATTAAAGTGATTATCTGTTGTTTTATATAATGGATTAAAATTAGGTTTTACAAGACAATTATTTAATTGTTTATTAAAATCAATATGTTCTATATTCTTTGTATTTTCATTATATTTATTATGTTTAATAGAATTCCAACGATATAGTCCAAAACCGCTAAATGCAGACTTAACAGATACCCAATTATTATACCCTAGTGTTATGTTAAAAAGTTTAATATAAGGTTGTATAGCTCCTGTATCATAAAATTTATCTTTATTGGTAATAGACATACCAAAAATAGCCTTGATATCTTCATCAGAATTTATCTTTTCAAATAATTTTGAGGGGTCGGGTATATGATCAAAATCTAAGTCTAACATTACAAGATAATCTCCGTCATAATTATTTTCCCTTACTAAATCAAGAACCATATTTCTTATTTTTGCCAATCTTTGAACTCTAGATACACAATTATACGGTTCCCCTTTTTTACATAATTCTAATGAACTTTTTCCATCTAAATTATAAAATTTACCTATTATATTTGGATCATTGTCCATATGTTGCCTTAGGATACATCTTGTGGAATCTTTACTATCATTTTCTACAAAGAAAATCTTATAGTCCGCAAACTTTTGTCCTAAATTTTGTATAAATTTAATATTTTTATCAAGATAATCTTTGCCATCTTTAACTATAAAAGTAAAAGCAATACGTTTTTTACCATAAATAGGATGTATCATTTATATATCCTCAACATAATTTCTAAATATTCCCCAAAAAATATATAAATGCTAATGTTGTTTTGAAATGTACTTATTACTATATATTTTATTTATTATTTGTTATATATATAATAAATGAATGGTAAAATAATATTACTCACTTTTATAGCTATTGTACTAATTATATTATTATATAAACTAACGAGTAATTTATTATTTAAAAATATTGTACAAAATATATTACCTTTTGAAAGCGAAGATGAACGATTTGAGTATTATATAGGAGCTTTAATAAATGATAAATCTATAAAATTTAATTTTACTGAAAAAAGAGAAACTGAAGGTAAATTTCAATTATTAGAAAATCCCGATACTTCTTTATATAGGGATGACTTAATTAAAATTAGTAATATCTGTAATACAAATAATAAATTGCCATTTGGAATTGGTGATATAGAACATAATTTTGACTATATAGCATTGGCAAAATCACGCCCAATTTTTAATAATAATATGTTGTCAAATAATGTTTTATTACCATTAGACAATAATAGGCATATGTCTTTTGCGTATGATATCATTAACAAAGTTGCTGGAGAAAAAAACTGGGATGATAAATCCAATAAATTATTATGGAGGGGTACAACAACTGGTAATGATGTAAATAAATTACATAACAGATTTACACTTGTTGGTAAATATTTTACTGAAGATTGGTGTGATATTGGTTTTAGTAGTATTTGTCAAGATAAATATCAATATAAAAATTTAGTGAAAAATGAAATGTCTCAAAAGGATTTGTTAAATCATAAGTATTTATTGTGTATTGAAGGTAATGATGTTGCAAGTAGTACAAAATGGATGTTGGCTTCTAATTCGGTTGTCTTATCTCCCAGATTTACTATGGAAACTTGGTATGCAGAAGGTAAATTAATACCTTACGTACATTATGTACCTATTAACTCAAGTTTTAATGATTTGAAAGAAAAATATGAATGGTGTGTTTCTAATCCAGAAAAATGTAAAATTATAGCTAATAATGCAACAGAATTTATAAAATATTTTTGTAATGAAGATTACGAAAATAAAATGATATGTAGAGTTGTTAATAAAATAACTAAAGAAGTTAAACTTAAACAATTTCAAAATGAATTGAAAGATCTAATGCAATTATTACACGAACTTTGCGATAAACTGAATATTGAATACTGGGCTCATTATGGGACATTATTAGGTGCTGTAAGAAATAAAGATATAATCCCCTTTGACGATGATCTTGATATAGGTATGACTAGAAGTGATTATAATATCCTAATAAATAATGCCGATATAGCGAAAAAGTTTGGACTAAATTATAGTTATGAGGATGATATACCAAGAGTAAAATTAATAAACTTCAGAACTAATATAGAACCATATTTGGATATATTTATTATGGAAAATATAAATGGTAAATTTAAAATAACAGAAGGTAAATGGGCTAAAGAAAAAGGATATTTTACTCCTGAGGAATTATATCCATTAAAAGAATATAAGTTTGGTAATATTAATATTAAAGGGCCTAATATACCTATTCCTTTTCTGGAAAGAGAATATGGGGATTGGCAAATAGAGAAAAAGACTCATAGTCATCATGAATTTTAATTATTTAATTTGTAACCCAGCTTTATAAAAAGCATTACGGAGACTTTCGTTTCCTTTTAAAATCATATTATGTAAATCATTTACAGCATTTAATCTGATTTTATTATAATAAGTATCAGATAAACTCATGGATTTATTAACAACATCTTCTATATCTTTTGTTTCTATATCAACACAATAAGAACCCATTAAACCTATATTTTTTGACTGTCCTTTGAGCCAACTAAAATTAGGGATATTTTTGGCCCCCAAATATATCTTTGATTTTGGTTTAATCATCATACAATTTATTTCATTTTTTAACATCTCATTCAATGGAGGTATATCTGTTGTAATTAATAAATTACCATTTTCTAATGCTTCATAAGCACTATGACCAAAACCTTCGCAAGAACTTGGCATTATTACGTAACCACAATGTCTTTGTAAAGTATCAAGGTCTTTTTTATCTAAAAAATTATATACTTTAATATTTGTATTATTTTCAACATTATTAACATTATTGTGGTGATAAATACAATTTCTGCTACATGTAATAATTAATAAAGGCCACGATGGATTTTTTTGCCAAGTATTAATAAGTGCACTTGTATTTTTCATCCATGATTTTCCCGCTGGATGAAAAAAGATATTTCTGTCTTTTTGGTAACTATAAAATCTACTGGTTAATACGGGAGGAAATATAAAATTAGCTATATCCCACCCGCAGTTAAAATTTTCCTTGAAATTCTCAAATATTTTTTGAGCATATTTACTTTTACATAACACAAGACGAACTTTACCCGGTAACCGTAACATTTTTTCATCAATATTATTTACTAATTCTTGGTTTGGAATAAAAATTAGATTATAAATATAATTATTAGTTGGAATATGTTCAAGGGTAATAATATTATTTCCTTGTGTAATTATTTGCGAACCATTACTTCTATTTTTATAAAAACTTGTTATGTTATCCAAAGCGTTAATATATACATTAAAATCTTTTCCAAGTCCTGTTCCATCCCTAATTTTATAATCTGTTAAAGAATTTATTTTGGGTATATTTTTAGGTAATAAGTGAGAGTTCCGAGCCATATTTTTATAATCAATTGGATCTTTAAAACGTACAATATTCTTATTAAATATATATCCCAATAAAAATACCAATATTAAACTAAAACCTAATAATATTGATAGTAGTATTTTATACTTTTTATCCATTTATTATCTACTAGATAATAAATGGATGGAATTGTATTTTATTAGAAAAAATACGATATATAAAACATAATTATTGATGGAAGAATTTATAACAAATTTGGGTTATAAATTTGAATTAAATAAAAGTTAACATAATTTTAGTACTAAATATTAACATTCTAAACAACATAATACATAAAAACAACATCTATTTGTATTTATTATATTATTATTTTTATCAAATATGGTGCGATTACTTAAAATTATATTTCTGGAACATAATGGACAAAAAGTGCTTTTTTTATACCATTCTTTTATACAGTTTTCGTGATAATAATGGTTACAGCTAAGAAGACAAAATTCGGAACTTAATATAGGTTCTAAACATATAATACAATCTTCATCAAGAAGATTCTGTATATCTGTACCATTCCTCATTTATTATATCTTAATATCTTTAACTTTTCTATTACTTAAAAAAATAGATTCTCCTATTTTAGTTCCTTTAGTAACATTACTACATTTACAGTAATCCACTCGAAGATTTTTTAAATTGCGATATTTAGTATTCTGTTTGCATAATTGTGCTGCTACGGTAATTTCTTCAATTGTTGGATCGTTTTCGCATAGTAGTATAACATAAGGAGATGGAAAAGACGATAAATGAAAGAAATAATGATTACCTTTTGCTTTTTCTAACATATTCCAGTTATCTTGTGCATTTTCTCCTAAAATATATTTACCATCTACACTTTTCATTATATATTATATAAGTTATAATATATAATCATTTTGGCTTTTAATTAGTTATATTTAAAACGATTCTCCTTTATTAATCATATATTTGACCCCAGCATTACCAGATGTACCAGCAAAATTAATTAAATTTTCTAAAGATGTTGGTAAAAATGAACTATTTATATCAATTTCCCACCATTGTTTTTTACCAACATCTCTATCCAAAAACCACAGGAAAGACCCTAATAATGTATAACCAGAAGATGAATACATTGTTGGAGGGAGCCAAGAAACTTTATAACCCGGTGAATATGGTTTCCACTTATTATTGTCAATGTAATATCCTGGGTGCCAATCAAAACCAATAAGTTCACTTACATATTCTATAGGTCCATACGAGTGTATACGATGTTTTTCTTGATCTAGGGTATCTAAACCTAAAGTATCTACATCTGGTATACCAGCTTTCATACAAGCTATATCATACACACTTACATTATTCATGAAAATATAATGAAGTTGGTCTTCTTTTATTAAAGGAGTACATACTTTTCCATCAAAAGTATTAGATGGACATTTTTGTTTATTGATGGATTTGTATTTACAACCATTACTACTGTAAATATAATTTGTTAATAGATTTTGAATAGTATCAGTAACTGAATTGCCGACATTTTCCCCTATAGTTTCAAAATACGTCGAAGTCGCATGGGGTAAAATATCTTTCATTGCCACAGCTTGAATACTGCTACCTCTATCAATATATGGTCCACAATACCATTTTATGAAATCAGACCAAATATTTTTATCCTTTGTAACCCTATAAATAGCATTTGCAACCATCATAGCTGTTATTGGTTTTGTTCCACTACCAAAATAATAACTTGGTTCTATATCATAACCTAAATAATTACTTTTAAAGGGATAATTTTTAGGAAAACTATCTGTTCCCGAAAGGTATTGTTGTTTTTTACCTGTATTATTGTAAGCTATTGTTAAAGTTTTCCAATCACTATGTGAAGTACCGTTTTTATCAATGTAATAATATCCTACTGTTGGTGTTGTTCCAACCAGATTGTTATTTAAAATATATGTATTTTTTAATGCTTCTTCTAATAAATTATTTAATTCATCCTTATTCTGATAAAATGATGCATAGTTATTTAACTTCCAACAAATATAACTAATTACATTATATGTAAATTTATCATCGTAATTATAATTATTGGAACAATTAAAAGCAATATCATTACCTTCTAACAAAGTACCTTTAAAATCTCCACTAATACTTGCAGGTACAAATAAATTAGTACAACCATAACCATATGTTGCTCCCGCATGAAACCAATAAAGTTTATCACTTTGGATTAAACCCAGATTATTTCCTGTTTGTCCCATAAACCCGTGTAAATAAATCATACCATAATTCCATACATCTGGTTTACAACTTGGACCTTGTGAGTAATATTGGGCTTGCCAATCTCCAGTAGAAGGTTGTGTATACTCCCCGTTTGTATTTTTATTGTAAAACATGCTTGATAGAAAATCTCTACGTAACTTAATATCCATATCATATAATATACTATCATCACTGTATAAGGATAATAAATTATAAATAATTCTTGCCATATTAGAAGGTTTTCCCCAAGTATTACCACAAAGCATTCCTGAATTTGAATCCCAATCTACAAATTTTTTCGTATTTTGCCATATTTTACCATCCCATTCCCACCCAAAAGGAAATGATGACAACTTAAATATAGGAGATGTACCATCGTCATTCTTATCACCTTTTATAGAATCCATTAAATTATTTACAGAAGGTATAACACCACCCTCTATCATTGTTTTGCCAAAGGAATAATATCTTTCTGAAGCTTTTCTTTCATTATATTGTCCAGAAACCTTTTTGTAACACCAAGGTACTATAGTACCATCCCTTTTCTTCGCTATAATTGGGTTATAGCAACAATTAGCATTTTTTAAACAAGTATTTTTATCTATTCCAGATTTACCCATACAATCAATTTTATCATCATCATCAATTTTACATTCTGATATATTTGGTTTAGGGGAAGGTTTATTATGAATAAAAATTGCCCAAAATAAAATACCAAAAAATAATATACAAGAAATACTAATTATTATTTTATTAATCATTTATTTATTTATATTAAATAAATGAATAACAAAATAATAATAGGAATAATATTATTTTTAGTAATTTTAGTGTTTATACTTTGTGTAATTTTTTATCCTAAAGATTATATCACTAAAAATGAAGTGGTTGAATATTTCAATAATTTAGAATATGATAGTGATGGTGCTCCAAAAGGAGGTTTTTTAATATCTATGATTGATATGAACAGTTTATGTAAAAATTATAAGTGGACCGCGACAGATGGAAAAAGTAAATGCTTATCATCACCAAGTGAATGTGGAAATGTTTTAAATGTTTCAGATATTGATGAATGGTTAACTAATATGTTAGGTGGGGGGACCAATTGTTATAATATAGCAACTACATATTGGAGAAAAGATTTCCCTCAGTATGTATTTGGACCTTACAAAGGTAATGAGATGGTTATTGGGGTTCTTTTAGATGTTACAAAAATATTTGATTATATAGCTGGTTTATATCCGATGGATTCTGGAACAATTGCAAGATATAATAATGCATGCAGTGGAAACATTGTTGATGGTACCAAAGCTTTTACGGAATGTTGTAATTGTAAAGATAGTAGTGCTCCTGATCAAGCATGTTACCCTAATATAAACCCAAGTAATTGGACTACAACAGATAAAAATCTTAGAAAACAAAAATGGAGAAAGTGGTTAACAACGAGAGATAGCACCGTTCTAGGAATGGCTGGTATTGGTAAAGTTAACGTAGAAAATTATAAAAGCGGACTATATGGTTTACAAAGTGCTGATCAATGGCTTACCGTAACACAATCTGATGCAGAAAAACAACTAAATATAATTAGCAAATTAAGACCCGAAGCAATAGAAGCAAATACTTTAAATAGATTAGGAAGAGAATTTACAGTAGGAAATGATAATAAACCATTTGATAAATATAATTGGGATACTTGGGCTAAAGCTGTTAAAATATTGTATAATAATGCAGAAGAAGATAGAAATAATTATGTTGATTCACAAAATGCAGGTTTTGATGGTTACAGGGAAAACGAAGTTGATTTAATTATACCTAATAAACCACGTAATTGTTATGAAAAAAATGAAGGTCCTTGCGAGGTCACGGATGAATTTAAAAAGGTTTTCGTTAATTCAATTATGGGTATTATCTCTTTGGCTACAGACCAGTGTAGTAATTCTAAAATAAATGCGGCACAAGGGCCAGGTGGTGTAGGATGTGTTGATAATACAGACAATTGTATGGGAGATCCTTCTAAAAGAGTCGGACTTAAGGATCCTAAATTATCAAACCCAGTAAATTGTTTGGCTACTAAAGGAAATTGTTTCGATGACACTTACAATCCTGCGTGGTGTACTAAATCCAATACTGTAAAAGGTAGTACATGTTGTTGTAGCGAAGATTTTTCGGAACAATTAGTTAAGAAAATGGTTGAAGATTTTAATAACTCGGAAATTAGAAGATCATCCGGAGCTAAAAAAATACATGGTTATAGAGTAAGATGTGAAAGTATGTATAGTTTTTCATTTAGGAAGGATAGTCAGGGTGAGATGGATATTGTACAGATTACATAATTTATATACTAAAAATGATATTATATGTATTTTAAAAATGAATTTAACAACTAATTTTTAAAATATAAATAGAACATGATTTCAGGACTTTTTTTCCCTTATAGTTGGCATATTGATGATGAAGAAACCGAAGTTACATGTATACGTGTATATGGTTTAAATGATAAAAATGAGAATATTTGTCTAAGAATAGATAATTTTACTCCTTATGTATATATTGAATTACCACCAGATAAAAATTGGAATTCTTCAAATGCTCAATTAGTTGTTAATAAGATAAATACTTTATTGGGTAAACAAAAACCACTAGAGAATACACTCGTATGGAAGAAGAAATTATATGGCGCTTTTCTTGACGAGTCAGGAAACCGAAAGAAATTTCCATTTTTATTTTGTAATTTCTCAAACCGTGGTGATATAAAATCTTTATTATACAAGTTAAAAAACAATCAACATGTTGTAGGTATGGGTAGTTTAAAACTAAAAGTTCATGAATCCGATGCTGATCCGATATTACAATTTACTTGTTGTAGAAAAATTCCTACCGCTGGTTGGATAGAATTTCATGGTAAAGAAGTTCATTCAAGTGAAAAACTAACATTATGTGACCATGAATATAAGGTTAAATGGAAACATGTTAGTCCGCATCAACGTAATGGTGTGGCAAAACCGAAGATAATGGGATTTGATATTGAAGTTAATTCTACTAACCCTTCCGCTATGCCAAAAGCTGATAAGGTAGGTGATAAAATATTTCAGATATCCTGTGTATTGGCACGGGATGGGGATATTCCAGATGATTATGAAAAATATCTTTTGACATTAGGTCAACCAGATCCAGATGTTGTAGGAGAAGATGTTCTTATTCAAATGTTTGATACAGAAGCTTCTTTATTAGAAGGTTTTACTACATTTATTCGAGAAGAAAATCCGAATATTATTGTTGGGTATAATATTCTGGGTTTCGATATTCCGTATATGATTGCCAGAGCAAAAATGAATATGTGTATATTTGATTTTGATAAACAAGGGTTTCATAAATTTGCGCATGCTAAAGAACGTATTATTAAATGGTCTTCCTCCGCTTACAAAAATCAAGAGTTTGAGTTTTTAGATGCAGAAGGTCGTGTTTATGTAGATCTTCTACCTTTAATAAAACGTGATTTTAAATTTAACAACTATAAGTTGAAAACTGTTTCAGAATATTTTATCGGAGAAACAAAAGATCCTTTGACAGCTAAAGGTATCTTTAAATGTTATCGTATTGGTATCAAAACAGACAAAAATAATGAATATAGTAATAAAGCTCAACGCGCAATGGGTATAGTTGGTAAATATTGTGTACAAGATAGTGTTTTGGTAGTTCGTCTTATGGATAAACTAAAAACTTGGGTTGGTTTAACAGAGATGGCATCGGTTTGTAATGTACCTATTTTTTCTTTGTATACACAAGGTCAACAAATTAAAGTATTTAGTCAACTTTATAAACATTGTATGTATGAAGACATTGTGGTAGAAAAAGACGGCTATCAAGTATCGGAGAATGAAAGATATGTAGGAGCTAAAGTTTTTCCTCCTATTCCTGGAAGATATAAAATGGTTGTTCCTTTTGATTTTGCGTCACTGTATCCAACAACGATTATCGCATATAATATTGATTATCATACTTGGGTGCCTCCAGAATCAAATATTCCTGATAATATGTGTCATATTATGGAATGGGAAGATCATCTCGGATGTTCCCACGATCCTAAAGTTATTCGTAAACTTCAACTAACTAAATATATTGATGCTGAAAAAGAAGAAATTAAGAAAATACGAGAAAAACGTAATACGTTAAAAGATACACTTCGTAAAAGAGAACTAATGTCTGAAATTAACAGGAAAAATGATGAATTAAAACCTTATATTGAAGAAAGATCAGAATTAACTAAAACTATCGCTAAAAATCCTATGTGTGCAAAAAGAAAATATCGATTTTTGAAGGAACCACGTGGTGTTTTACCAACTATTATCCAGAACTGTCTTGATGCTCGTAAACATACACGTAAGGTAGATATGAAACAATGCAAAGAAGAAATTGCACGTTTGACCAAAGATTCAGAAGAAAACGGAACAGATAATACTAATTTAATTATAGCTCAAAAAACTTTATTAGATGTACTTGATAAAAGACAACTTGCTTTTAAAGTTAGTGCTAATAGTATGTATGGTGCTATGGGTGTGAGGCGTGGTTATCTTCCATTTATGCCAGGTGCTATGTGTACAACTTATATGGGTCGTACAAATATTGAAGTAGTTGCAAAAACTATTCCAGAAAAATATGGTGGTGAACTAATATATGGAGATACGGACACTCTGTCTCCGTATACACCGGTGTTGATTTTGAAAGATAATGTTAGGTATTATATGACTATGGAAGAGTTGTCAGATGGTAAGTGGGAGAAAACAGTAACTGGTAAGGAAATGTCTCGTCCTAAGGAAGGCATAAAAGTTTGGAGCGACCAAGGTTTTACTGATATTAAGTATGTAATGAGACATGCTATTAAAAAACCGTTGATTAAGGTTACTACACATACCGGTACTGTTGTTTGTACTCTTGACCATTCTCTTTTGTGGGAAAATGGAGAGCCAGCTCTTGGTTCGGATGTTAAAGTAGGTGATCCTTTATGTACAAGGGATTTACCTTTACCAGATGATACTCCAAAAGAACCAGTCTATCCAAATAGGCTTACTGCGGAAAAAATCAGAGAGTATGTAATTTCTGATGAAATTTATGAAGAATTACATGCAGAATTAGCATTTGTATGGGGTGTATTTTTCGCAGATGGTTCTTGTGGGACTTATTCAAGACCATCTACACAGGAAGAGATGGTATGTACATGGGCTATCAATAAACAAGATCAACTCCTCTTGGAAAGATGCTTGAACATTCTAACAGAACATGAACCAACAGTAGAATTTAAAATTTTAGATACAATGAAATCATCTCATGTAAATAAATTGGTAGCCAAACAAAAATCTAGGAAAAAAGAACATCAAGGCACACGTCAAACTTTTGTGGAGAAATACAGAAGTTTATTTTATAATGATAGAAAGTATAAAAAGGTTCCTGATATTGTATTGAATGCTCCATATTCTATTCGTGAAGCGTTTTTTATGGGATATTATGCTGGTGATGGTTCTAAGAAAGATCCAGCATTATGTCTTACAAATAAAGGAGAGATTGGTACTGCTGGGTTGTTTTTCTTATTGAGAAGTATTGGATATCAAGTTAGTATTAATACACGTGCTGATAACCCAGATACTTATAAACTTACTGGTTCTACACCTAAGCAAAAGTTTAGGTTTGCTCATAATGTTGTTAAAAAGATAGAACCATATGAGATTGATGAAGATGAGTATATTTATGACATAGAGACTGAGAACCATCATTTCGCAGCGGGTGTGGGTCAGTTGGTAGTGCATAACTCTAATTATATCCATTTTCCTCACTTGACAGGCGCCCAAGAAACATGGGATTATGCTCTTTATGTAGCAAGTGAAGTAACAAAGCTATTCCCAAAACCAATAGAATTAGAATTCGAAGAAGAGATTTATTCTTTTTTCTTTATCTTGTCAAAAAAGCGCTACATGTATCGTAAGTGTTTAAGAGATGGCGTTGTAGATAAGAAAATTGGTAAAAAAGGTGTTTTACTTGCACGTCGTGATAATAGTAAATTTATCCGAGATACTTACGAAACTGTTATTAGTAAAATCGCCGACGATGTAGCTCGTGATGATATCCTATATTATATTACAAATCAAATAAACGAATTATGTGCAGGAGTTAAACCCATTTCAGATTTTGTTGTAACAAAATCTATTGGTGATAGCGGTGGTTTAATTCCAGAAACTTTTGTAAACGAAAAGGGAATTAAAAAAGCAAAAGTAGGTGATTATACTGTGCCTATTTTATCAAATGATAAAAAAGAACGCGAAGATCAAATGGCTAAAAAAGGTGCTGATAGTGTAGATGATTATTATTTATTATGTTTACCGGCCCAAGTTCAGCTGGCGGAACGTATGAGAATGCGTGGGCAACGTGTCGATCCAGGTACACGTTTAGAGTATGTTGTGTGTGACCCAGATAATCATACCGGAAAACAATATGAAAAAATAGAAAGTGCAGAATATTTAGCAAAACATAAAGAATACATCAATATTGATTATATGTATTATTTAAAAGCACTAATTAATCCGTTAGATCAAGTTCTTGATGTTGCTTATGGAAATGAAAAAGGATATAAAAAAGGATTTATAGATACACAATACAAACAACGTTGGAAAATTCGTCACAAGCTTATGGAAGAACTAAAAGATTTGTTTAGACCTAATTTAGTATTCACAGAATAAGTATAAAAATTTATATTAATTTGTAATATAAATTTACTATTTTATTATCCCCACCATCTACTACGTGTAGTATCAACTGTGGTATCCACTGTCGTTTTTAATTCGTTATTATCTTCCTTTGGTTCATCAATAGTGGTTTTTAATGATTTTACAGGTAAAATGGTAAATGTAGAAAAAACTCTTTCATAAGAAAATACTAAGAATTTATGATAACCAACAATATCAATTGAATCTTCAGCATTTTCTTTAATAAAAAGATTAAAATTATCCATAAATTTCAACTTGTTTTGTCTTGCAAGTTTCCACATCATTTCAGTAGCTAAATTTTTAGTTCCAAAATAACATACAGGTGTATCATTCTTACATAAAACATATATCTCAGTATCATCACTTAGTTTTAAATCTTCCTCCAAATCTTCCTCCAACTCTTCTTCCAACTCTTCTTCCAACTGTTCCTCCAACTGTTCCTCCAACTGTTCGTCAAACTGTTCGTCCAAATCTTCCTCCAACTGTTCCTCCAAATCTTCCTCCAACTGTTCCTCCAAATCTTCCTCCAACTGTTCCTCCAAATCTTCGTTATTATCTCTTTTTTCATTATCGTAATTAGTAGTATTTCCATCAGAAGAATAATTATCTTCCGTATTTTCATTTGAATCATTATTGTTAATGATTACAGGATTTTCTGAGTTTACATCAGCATCAAATTTAGTGGTAGACATTTATATTATATTTAACCTTTTCTTAAATCTTATTTTATAGGTATTTTAAATAAATTTTTAGTAATCATACGTACTAAAATTTTATTTAAAATTAATAGATATTTTTAATAATTAAAATAAATAGGATATATGGTATTATTTTCATATAATGAATGTCAATTCAAATATAAAAATGAAATATTATAATGTAATTAAACTATAAGACAAATGACATCATCAATTGAAGAAACACTTCGTAATAATTATGTTGACGGTGCTTGGCATACTCATGTATCTCTTGTACAGCCGAAAGGTAGATTTAATTTTAATAGAAAAGGTATCGAAAAATTATGGGATATATACTGTGATAACATCCAAAAAGAAGATTGTATTGTAGGGTTGGCAGAAAAACCACAACAATACTTACCTATTTTAGTTGATGTTGATTTGAAGATTAAAGACGATGGTGCTATTGAATATGGTGAACATTTATACACAGAACAACAATGTACCCAAATTATAGAAATATATCAGTCTGTCCTCAGAGAAATTGTTGATAAATGTGATGATAACAATCTTTTATGCGTAGTTTTAGAAAAACCTATTTATTGGGTAAATTCTGGTGATGTTTCCTACGCTAAAAATGGTTTTCATTTACATTTTCCGAGTGTTTTTCTTAATAAAGCAGATCAAGAGGTTCACCTTCTTCCTAGGGTTAGAGAACTTGTTAAAGAAATGGATATTTTTAGTAATTTAGGTATTGAGGATTCTTCTGTTGTAATTGATAAAGCAGCTTGTAAGAATCATTGGTTAGTTTATGGTAGTAGAAAATCAGAAGATATGGATCCGTATACAGTTACTAAAGTTATTAGTTCTGATGGTATTGAAATGGATATTGAAGAAGCTTTTTCAGAATATAAGATTTATGATATCAACGAAAAAGCTTTGGACATTAAAGGAAGAATAAAAGAATACCTACCTCGTATTTTAAGTATTGTTCCATGGGGGAGACAAGTCCATGAAGTTAAAAGTGGATTAACATTACCTCTAAAAGAAAAGATTAAAGATACAAGTAAAAAAGAATATAAACCAATATCTTTAACTTTATCAGAAAACTTAAAATTAGCCGAGAAACTATTAGAATTAGTAGCAGATTGGAGAGCAGAAGATTACCATGAATGGATGCAAATGGGTTGGGTATTATATAATATTGGTGATGGAGGGGATGAAGCTATGCAACTTTGGTTAAACTTTTCGTCTCGGTGTGGAGAAAAATACGATGAAGCATCTTGTGTATATGAATGGGAAAAAATGATTAGAAAGAACTATACAATTGGTACTTTACGTCATATCGCAAAAAAAGATAATCCTAGTAAATATACAGAACTCGTAAAAGAAAAAATTCAAAATAAGATTAAAGATTCTCTTGACGGATCACATAATGATATCGCCAAAGTATTAGAAGAAGAATATGGAAATGATTTTGTATGTGCATCTATTACTAATAAATGCTGGTATCGTTTTAATGGACAAATATGGGAAGAAATGGAAGAAGGTAATTATTTACGTGAAAAAATCTCAGATGAGAAAGGTTTGGTGGAAAAATTTAAAGATCAATTAAGAGAATGCATTACTCATTTAGGAGGAGATGATAAAGCTGAAAAAGCAATGTATGAAGCACGAATGAAACAAATTACAAAGGTTATTAATAACTTAAAATCTGCTCCTTTCAAAAATAATGTTATGAAAGAAGCTATGGAAGTATTTTACAACAGAGAATTTAAACAAAAATTAGATCAAAATAAAAATTTAATTGCGTTTAAAAATGGTGTATATGATCTTAACGAAAATAAATTCAGAGATGGTCTTCCAGAAGATTATATAAGTAAATGCTTACCCATTGACTATAGAGAATACCAAGATACAGATGAAGAAGTAGAAAATGTAGTAGAATTTTTACAAAAAGTTTTTCCTGATAGTTCTATTCGGACTTATTTCTTAGATACATATTCTGATATTTTTGTTGGTGGAAACACACAGAAAAAAGTTTATTTATGGACTGGGGAAGGAGATAATGGTAAATCTATTACACAAGCATTTTTTGATAGGATGCTTGGTGAATTAGCTATTAAATTTAATACTCAATATTTTACTGGTAAAAAAGTTTCCACTGGTTCGGCCAATCCTGAATTAGCAAGAGCCGCTCCACCGGTAAGACATGTTACAATGGAAGAACCTGATGCTGATGAAACATTAAACATTGGTGAGCTTAAAAAATTATCAGGTGGAGATACTTATTGGGCACGTGATCTTTTTGAAAAAGGTAAAAGCTCAAGAGAAGTTAAACCAATGTTTACATTAACATTTATCTGTAATAAACTACCTAAACTTAAATATTCTGATAAAGCTACTTGGAATCGTTTACGGGTTATCCCATTTGAATCTACATTCGTAGAACCCGGTCAACCATGTCCGAAGACTTTTGAAGAACAATTACTTGAGAAAAAGTTTCCTATGGATAAACAATTTGATTCTAAAATTAATGGTATGATTGGTGCTTTTGCTTGGTACCTTCTAGAATGGAGAAAGAAAGTAACTATTCGTATTGAACCAGAAAAAGTAAAAGAGGCAACAGCTATTTATCGTAGACAGAATGATATTTATCGTCAATTTATTGAAGAAAATATCACAGAAGATCCTAATGCTATTATTTCATTGGCTGAAATGTATGCTCATTTCAAAGAATGGTTTAAGGAGGGATGGTCCAATATGACTGTGCCTATTAAAAACGAAGTAAAAGAATATTTTGAAAAACTTTGGGGAGAAACAGAAAAAGGGTATAGATGGACAGGATACCGTATTAGATTACTCCAAGAAGATTTGGATGCAGGAAATGCTGTTATTTTAGAAGAAGATGATTTAGTTAATTATGAAGATAATGACGGTAAAGCATTGCCCCCAATGTAAGTTTTTATATGCTTTGTAAACATATAAAAATATATTATATATTGATTTAAGCTGTTGGGAAAGCCTCAGCGAGAATGTCTTCAAGTGCCTTGACTCTGCCTTCGAGAGCACCACCAGAACTGGTGGTAGTCTCGAGAGCTCCGATGCGAGAAAGAAAAGTACCATTGGTACCTGCATCATAACTATCAAATTCATCTCCTAATTTTTCAAAGCGACTTTCTAAAAGATCTCTGACGCTAGTATCTATAGAGTTGTACGCATCAATAACCTCTTTAAATGTGTCTACTACTGTGTTTGTGCCGTCGGCTTCAAAACCGAGAATAACATCGATGCGACTGTTGATAGCATCGATGTTATTCTGCAGACCAGTATCGGCAACCTGGCGAGCTGATGCTTCAGTACCAAGGTCAGTAGTGAGAGATGAAATAGCGCTTGTGCGAGCTGATGTTTCAGTACCAAGGTCAGTAGTGAGAGATGAAATAGCGCTTGTGCGATCGTCTCTTTCCTGTACAATACCTGATTTATTGTCCAATATCTGTTGAGCTACATCATCGACGACGTTTAGACCATCAACTATTTTTAATTTATTTACATTTAAAATTAGTGGTGTATCTGGGGTGGTAAGGACAGATCCGGTATCTGTCTGCTCTAATCCTAATTTAGTGGTGACACCCGTATTAACGATGTAGTGTTGAAGTTGAAGTTTATTACGTATGCTGTTATTGGCCATTATTTATATTACATAAATATTTTTTTTTAAATTTTATTTTTTTTTTTTTTTTAAATACCTGTTATTTACAACTTACACAAATGGAATAACTGTATCTATAACATCCTGACCAGCATTACCAAGAGAATCACCAATAGTATCACCAAGATCCTCACCAGCATCACCAAGATCCTCACCAGCATCACCAGCATCATCAACAGCATCACCAGCAGTATTATTTATATGAGTATTTATGGTTTGGACATTATTGTTTATGTTAAATTTATTTGTTGCTATGTCATCTTTAAGTTCTTTATAATTTACAATTTGTATTGATTTAGGTAATACAGAACTTCCAATATTATCTAAAGTTGTTGCTTCTGTAAAAATTACCTTATTATTTATTTTATCATAAGATGCTACTTGCGTTATATTTGGATTATAACCAGGAGGATTTTTTATAATAATTGGTAAAGTATAATTACCAGGTATAAGAGAAAGTGTTTCTGATTGTTTTGTTTTAAATAAGAATTGCCCATTATTTTCAAAGACAAACCAAATATCTGTCATTTTTATACTTTACTATTATATAAATATAATAGTAAAGTATGAAAAAACAACAATATATTTTAAAAAAATCAGTTAAGAAAAATAAAAAATTTATGATTATTATTGATTTCTCAAGTAAATATCATTTTGGAGATTCTCGATGTAAGGATTATACAAATTATTATACAGAATTAATACCAGATGATGCTTATTACAAAAAATTAGCTTATATATCTCTCCATAAAAAAAATGAAGATTGGACTAAATATGGTATTCGTACTAGTGGGTTTTGGAATCGTTGGATTTTGTGGAATTTACCCACAATCTCTGAATCAATAAAAGATGTTGAAAAAAGGTTTAATGTAAAAATAAAATATTCCGAATGAATAATATATCTTTGTAATGTGTACTTGTAGGATTATAGAGTTTTTGGTTATAGTAATAGAAAGTGATGCTAGTTTAAAAATTAAATTAAAATAATGTTTTAATAAAATTGAAATATTAAGTATATTATCTTAAATAAAATAAATGGTATTAAAATGTTCATTATGTGGTAAAAAACTAAAAAATGTTTTAGTAATAGAAATTACTGGAAAGTGTAGATGTGGAAATATATTTTGTAATGAACATATATCAAATCATAGTTGTAATTTTGACTATAAAAAACTTTATTTAAAACAGAAAGAAAATGAACTGATTATTATTAAAAAAGAAAAAGTCATTAAAATATAATGATACCTTTATAAGTAATAATTGAAAAGAAATGAATATTTTACTTTGGTAAAATGATGTCCCTTAAGAAAAACTAAACTAAGATTATTCTTTAAAAGAAAATCTTTGTGAATTATAGACAGAAAGTGTGGTATACGTTTATTAAGATTTATTTTATCAACAAAAGTTCTGAAATTTATTCAAACCACTATAATTTTAACTATGGTTTGAATAAATTTCAAAATAATTTTAGGTTTAAAAACATAAAATTTATAATAAAAGTTCGCGTAGCTCAGTGGTTAGAGCGGTGGTCTTATGAGCCACAGGTCGTGGGTTCGATTCCCACCGTGAATATAAGTCTTATTATAAGGCCATATCTTTTGATATGTTCTTATACAGTACCTAATGATGTATTAATACTTTTTGTTGATTTATTTTCTTTAAGGTCTTTTAATTTTACGGATAGTTTTGATAAAAAATTATCTTTATTAGAATTTGTATCTTCGAATTCAAAGGGTTTGGCTATTATACAGTTATCAGGTTGGGTGTTATATACTTCATCGTAATCATCTAAGATAAAAGTATTATTTTTGTTATATCCGGGTATTTTATATACATCCCATAACATCTCTAAAACTTTGGACCCCTTTTTAATTTTTTGTGAAATATCACAGTGGTAAGAAAAAAATACCCAATCTAATTTCCTTTTATTGTTATTTTGTAATATAATTTTATCAATGATAAATAATGCATAATCTTTACTCGCAGCTGTCCAGACAGATACATTAAAGTTTGCAAATAAATCATCTAAGAATGTTTGTAGGTTAGGACGTTCAAATACTATATAATATCCATCCATATCATAAAAAGTGAATTTTTTCGACTTTGATTTATTTTTTTTAAAATCATAATCAGATGTTGATTCTGCGCTTATTAATGTTTGGTCTAAATCCAGTAAAATGTTTATTTTATTGCTACTCATTTTATTTATTAATATATTTTATGTTTTATATGAAATTTCATATAAAACATAAATTAAGAACTTTCTCTTTCTTTTTGCATAGCAAGTGCAGCAGCCATTAATCCTGAACCACTATTGTTTTTATTGGGTTCTATATTCCTTTCTTGTTCTTTACCAAAATTATTATCAAAATCATAACTACCTGCTCCATTTCTTATACCTGCAGGAGGTCTTGGGTCATCTTCATCCCCATATTCGTCCTCATATTTATCCCCATATTCCTCGTCATTTTCATCATCAAGGGTATCTATTTCGGTGCTTTTAATAACTTGTTTTTTAGGTGTTGGAGGTTTTTTAGGTGTTGGGGGTTTTTTAGGTATTTGTTCTTGTTCTTGTATTTGTTCTTGTTCTTGTATTTGTTCTTGTTCTTGTATTTGTTCTTGTTCTTGTATTTGTTCTTGTGGTGGAGGTGGTAAATGTTTTTGTACAAAATTATCGATCCAATCATATAGATTTTGTCCTTCATATTTTTCTATCCTAAATCCTTGATAAATTACTAATAAACAAGGTACATTCGTAATAGAGATATTTTTTGATGTTGTAATTTGCTTTCTAATAGTTTCATTATCAATACAAACATTATTAAGACCTGCTAAATTATATAAGTCTACTGGGCAAGATGTAAGAGCTGATATTAGATTTTTAGATGCAATAGAATAATTACTGTATAATAATACACAAAGATGATGTTCCATATTTTAATATTTTATTGTTTCGTTTTAAATAAATTTAAATGTAAAATATTGTATTTAAAATAAATATGGAATACGGTACTATATTAGATGAAGAAGATTGTCAATCTTCTATAATAGACCAAAATTATAATAGATATGTTGGATGGCAAGAAACAAACAGTTCTTGTAAAGAACTATTCAGTGCTGATACAATTAAACTTATATCGAACAAAATTACAGAACTAACACACGGTGTAGACGATAAAAATAGAAAAATAGTTGTACCTAATCAAACTATTATTGATGTATTAAATGGTTATGAAAATAACTATAGACCCCAAACTGGAGACATTTATGGTAGATTAAATGTCCCTAAACAAAACCCTACTGATTACAAACAAGATATTATAAATCAAACAATAGAGCGTATTGTTAATGATATAAAAGTTAATGTTGGTATGGCACAAAATAACGCAAAATTAACCGCTTGGACTACAGTATATGGAGATTTTAATGCTCATGGTTTACGTCAACATGCCCCCATTAAAATTAGACATAAAAAGAGACCTGCTCCGATGCAGTTTAATATGAATTATTAAAAATATTCTAAATACATTTATTTTAAATATTAAAATAAATGTGATATACTTTATTTAAGTCACAATAAACTATCTTATATTACTAAAACTTTATTTTTTCTTCATATAAAGCAGCTATTGGTCTGAAAACTATATTTTTTGAAGTACCCTGATATTCGTAATCTATCTTATTAAAACTATCTCTAAATTGCATAATATTTAAATTACCACCGTACTGATCTAAATTACGCCAGTGAGGAGCAGGAGAAATAACACCATTTTTAGTATGAGTTATTTCATTATACATTTTAGTTAATAACATAATTGAATTATCATACATTCTTTCGTGTTTGTTTTCTAAAATATAAGATTTACAACAATTAAAAGAACAAAAAACACCATCTGTTTCATAATAAGGGTAATTTTCAAAAATAATTTTTTCATCTTTGATTTTATCCTTTCTATTTGTTGTTATATTTTCTTTGATAGTATATGTATCTTTGCTAATATGGGAATGGTATTTTTTAATAGCTTGTTCGGAAACATAATTAATTGGACAACCAATAGGTTTTGTTTCAAAAGGATTTTTACACCAATAACAATGGTAACGAAATAAGTTAATATTCATTTTCGCATTAAAATCTATCATACAAACATTACAAATATGAGATCTTTTAGATTCATCTAAAAAAGATATAACATCAGGTGTTCCTTTTTCTATTGCTAATTCAGATAATTTAGTTGTCATAGATGGATTATCTACTAATAAAGGATTACTATTATGAATATTATACTTGGCATTAATTTTATCAATATTAATATCTTTTAATAAGAGAACATATTTAGATTTACCTGCTTTTGGCATTTATTATTTTTTCTTGACTTATTTTTTTTTTCAATTTTAAATTTATATAAATTTAACATAATATAAATGTTGAAGTGTTCAAAAAATAAATTATGGGTCGAAAATCCTTTAAACCTCGTATGTGATGCTAGTTTTATACCTTTAGAAGGTATGAATTATGCAGAACAAATGAATGCTATAACAAGACTTATATTTGTAATATTTATAGTTATGATATTAGTGGGTTTTAATGATAGTATATTTTTTTTAGTTATTTCATTGACATTTATAATTATTCTTTACTATAATCAAAGAAATAACATGAGACCTGATAATTCTGAAAATTTTACTCATACGAAACCAATGGTAATGCCTAATTATCATAAACTACCAATGACTCAAATGGAAAGTAGTGGTTGGTATGACCCAAATGAAAAAAGATGGTGCAATGATGCTGTTAACTTAGATGCATTACCTAATAGATTGGCTCCGGAATTAATGAAAAATAACCCCCGATTTACTAAAAAAGGACAAATTAACAATCCCGAGTTTGTTTCAAAAAATCAAAAACTAACAGGTCAAAAAGTTAATCCCAAAACTTTAGTTCCTCCTGTTATTGTTCAGAGATCACATGATTTAGATTATTGGGGTGCAAATAATTTAGTTAATTATTCACAAATTAATGAGGAAAGTAACATAGATAATTATTTATCTGGTTATCAAGTATCAACTTATTGTCCAGATGAATTAAATAATTATGATTTACATAATGTAAAACAAATTACACCACAACAAAAACAAGTAATTGAAAATATTAATAAAACCTATAAAATTAATGGTATAAAAGAAAATTATGAAACACCTTTAAATTTAAATAATGTTAACATTCCAAGAGGAGGATTAACATACTCAGACGGAAATATTGATTTAGCATATCCATATCTTAAGACTGAACCAGGAACTAAGGTTATTTTACCTGGTGGATCAAGTCAAGTAAATGCTGGTTGTGGGTATAACCCAGAACAACATTTCACTTCTAATTTACCAGCAAATTTACCAGCTGGTAATGCACAAAGAGATTCCAGAATGAAACAATATAATAAGGATCTTTTCACCCAGAACATCCAACCAGGTGTTACAACACGTAATGAGGTTAACGAACCTATTAACTCCAATATTGGTATATCTTTTACTCAACAATTTGAACCAGTAACTTGCAATACAGATCCTATTTCTGGAGATATTGAATATACTGAACACGATCCTCGTATTATTGATACTGATATTTTTACTAAACAACCTCCACTTGTAGAAACCGACGCAAATGAATCAAATATATATGATCCACGCTTTACAAGTTATGGTACATCTTATCGTTCTTATTCTGATGATAATGTTGGACAAACCAGATTTTATTATGATGATGTAAATGCTGTTCGTATGCCTAATTACTTAGTACGTAGCAATATAGATAAGGAACCTTTTGCGGATAAATACGGACCTATCCCTGAGGGAGATGAATCAGGAAATAAAGATAATGCTCATATGAGAAAATTAGCCAATAATGCTTTTTTAGATGGGGCCCTTGAATTCCGTAATGAACTACAGGAAAGACTCATGCGCAAGGCTAATGCCCGAGCATGGCAACAAAGACAAGCTCCTATCCGCACTGGTGGTCAAAGAATGAGTGGTGGATTTAATAGAATTGTTTAAATATATAAACTTAAAAACTAAATGAATAGAATTAATAAATGATATCCCAAAGTGTATTAGAAAAAGAATATGTAGAACAAGATAGACCTTATTCTCAAAATGAACTTAAAACTAAACGGTCGCAATTATATAATAAATTAAAATTAAGTAAGGTTACGGCCGAACATCAACATTGTGGACATTTTTATAAAGTAGTTAAAAATGGTAGAAAAGAAAAAGAAATTTTAGAAAGTAAAAATAATGATAGCGGAAATTGTTCTATTTGTTGGAAATTAAATAAAATTAAAGATAGTTTTTTACGGGAAAAAGCTAAAGATCTTGTACATAATTATTTTGATTGTTTTTATAATCGGCCACATAAAACATTTTTGACATATGATATATTAAATTTAGAAACAGTATATTATACTTGGTTATATGAAGATATCCAAAATAAAAGTGATGATAAAAGTGTTGATAAAAGTGTTGATAAAAGTGTTGATAAAAGTGATTAGTATGAGAATAAAATTATAATTTGTAATTATAATTACAAATTATAAATAATGCAAACAGGGTGGAGAACTTTTAGATCTACTAAAGATGGAGAAATATATTACTATAATATTTTTACAGATACACAAAGTTGGCATAAAATCGTAGATAGTAATAGATCAGAAGATTTGGTTAAAGACTGGGATAAAGTTATATCTACAACATATAACCAAGAATACTGGTTTAATAAGAATACTGGAGAATCTACTTGGGAATATCCATTAAAACCTTGTAGAAAAATGTTATCTTATAATACGATATCTAATGATGGCGGGGGAGATTGTTTATTTAAATCATTTAGAGATATACGTAATTTCTACAAACAAAAACCATCTTATACACATGGACAGTTAAGACAAATGTCTTCAGAATGGTTATCAAGCGATGACTGGGACAGGAATGCCATAAATGGAACAGAACAACGCGCACGAGCTGATCTTGTAGAAAGTTTACGATTTGCCATATTTCCACCAAAAGGTGTACCTGTCATATTACCAGAAATACGAAAAACTATACAAAAAACACAAAAAGAATTCAATAAAAAATACAATTTACCACTTGATAAAACTATAGATATAAAACCTTTTACTTTAGAAGACAAAATGAAAAGTATACTTGATTCATTATCTACAGAAAAACCTAATAATATGGAAAGAGAAACGTATAAAGTAAAATTGAAAACTGTTAAAAATGAATATGCTAAAGCTTTAGTTGACTCTAATAACTCTCTAAAAGAATTACAAAAAAGGTATGCTTATGCTTTATCAAAACCAGGAGAATATGGTAATACTCCTGATATTACTGCGCTATCTTGGATATTAGGGGTAAAAACTTGTGTATATAAAGATGATCCTAAAACTTCTACAGGGTCAAATTTTGGTCCAACTTATAAAAGTGGTCCTACATATTATATTATTAACTACGATTCAACTCATTTTGAAGGGTTGAAAGATGTTGTTGAAGAAGAATAATTTCTTTTTATAATATTTTATTATATAAAGAATGAGTGATAAATCAGAACCAGGTGATGATTACTGGAATAAATTTTGTAGTAATCCAACAAATTGTAAAGATTATAACAAAAATAAAGGTGCTTGGTGCGAATCAGGAACTTGTAAAGGTTGTTCTAATTCCCCAAGTTGTGGATCTTATGCTTGTCAAAATGGTAAATGTGTATTAGTAGATCCTTCTACCAAGGGTAGCAACCAATATACAGATAGAGATTGTTGTAAAGATTGTGGGGGTTGCGGGGGTTCCCCCGCAAATAAACCTTTACCCCCTTTACCAAATCCTCCATCTGGACCACAAAAAATTACAACAATAATAGATAAAAACGGAAAATCACACGATTTCCCACCCCCTGTTCCTAATAAAGGACAAGCTTTACGTGGTAAGGATAAACCACGTTTAACATTATGGCATGAAGGTATTGTAGGACCAGTAGCAACATCAGAAAAAGGATCTATAGCATATATATCTCAGATGATCCAATTCGTAAAAGATAAACAAATTGATAGAGTATACTTACAAGCACAAGACCCTTCTCAAAAAAAATATAATGAACCTCTTTTTCAATATTCGCAACCAGAAATAATAGTTAATAACTATCTTAAACCTCTAGATGGTACAGAGGTTGAAGCTGGATTATTAATTGTTGTTAATCCATCTTATCCTTGGACATATGCACCAGAAATTACTGGAGGAATTAATTATAATAATCCACAATATAAACAATCTATTCCAGATCAAACAAATTATTGTAAAATACCTATTCGTTATTGCAAAGATAATAGTAATTGTTTTGGCGGAGACGATAAAAAAGAAAATAGCTGTACTGCTATTAATTATTGGTGTAATAAAGATAATCCTTGTTGTATGCAATTTAGTGTGGGATGTCCTAATAACTTTGAACAGGCGTTTAAATTCATTGGTGATATTAATGCAATGGCAAAGAATCAGGGAATAACTAAGATGATTACAACCGTTGCGTTAGACGGAGAAGATATTAGTCTATACGGTTCCGATTCATATGGAATGGCACAAGCTTGGCAAGCAGCTTATTCATACGCACCTGATATTGTAGAAATTGGGGTTGCTAAACAAGGTAGTTTAACTACAACTGCTTTAGGTAGTAATGCTGCTTTCCCCGAACTTTATTGGATTGGAGAATTACAATATTCTCCAACTAATAAACCATGTAAATTGTGTAAAGCACCAGATGATATGTGGGATTTAACTAACACCACATGTCAAAATTGTTTAACAAAAATATATCAAACATACCGTAATAATCCTCAACAAATGTTAGATAATTGGTACCCATACCTTAATTCTGGTAAAAATAATCCCAATAAAAGTATCTCTAATAATCTTGATAATCCAAAAGCGGCGATTAACGCAAAAACATTAGCAGATGCACCAGGAACATGTCCATTAATATCTATAGAACATGCACATACGGATCCTAGTACCGCTGGTATAACTAAAAAGTCAGGTAATATAGAACCAATAAATGATTGTATCCAGAAATCCCCTGTTCCAAAAGGAACAGGTAATAATTTAGATTCTTATAATGGTATTTGTGGGACTTTTGATGGTTTTGGAAATTGGGAATGGGATAAATTTTTAGATTTTTTAGATTTACTTTCTCAAAGTTATAATTTTAAAGAATTAGGTATCTATGAATGGCAATTTGTTCCTCCCCAATGGATGGGTAAAAGTCCTCCACCACCTAGTCCTCCACCACCTAGTCCTCCACCACCTAGTCCTCCACCACCTAGTCCTCCACCACCTAGTCCTCCACCACCTAGTCCTCCACCACCTAGTCCTCCACCACCTAGTCCTCAACCTCCTAGTCCTCAACCTCCTAGTCCTCCTCCACCTGGTCCTTCCTCTAAATCTAATAATTTAGCAACTATAATTATAGGAATAATATTAGGTTTGTTTTTGTTATCTTTTTTTACATATTTGATTTATCGTTATTTTAAAGCAAATAAAAGTAATTAATAAGTTTATAATATCTTTATTAAAAATATAAATTTTAAAACTCTTACTAAATGTATTATAATTTAAGTTAAATTATAATATCATAAATAATTTTAAAATTATATATGATAAATGGGTACAATATATTGTGGTAACAATGCCAGATCTAATGATATACTTAATGGTAATAAAGTTGTAGGTACTAGATATGGTTGTATGAGAAAAGGAATTGGGAAAGGATTAAATTCACCTGTAGATAATACATATTTAGGTGATTATGAACCAATTGATAAACGTAAAATATATTGCGGTAATGATGATAATCTACCTGATGGTTATGATTTAATGGGTAATTTACCTCAATGTTTGCAAAAAGGAATAGGAATTGGTAAAAAACAAAAAGCTAAACAAAGTATTAATGAAAATTCTAAAAATAATAAAGGTATAATCTATGTTATAGTATATATAATATTATGTATAGGTATATTTTTGGTATTATATTTTACAAAACCTAATTTTATCAGCAATAAAGAGAAAGATAAAAATGTAATAAATATAAAGAAGTTATTAATATATTACACTACAATAATCGGGTTTTTAGGTATTATATTGTTTATACTGTCAAAAATGATTTAATAAAAATAATTTGGATGTTTAGTATAAAAGATTACATTATTTAAAATTGAAATTATGTAATAATTAATCAATATAATATTCAAAATGGATATTGATACACGGGAAATAGCCTCTATTACTTTTGGCATATATTCAACACAAGAAATATTAGATATGTCTGTTTGTAAACTTGATAATCCTAAAAAATCTGGATATGGTTCAGTATATGATGACAGGATGGGAACAACTGATTCTTCAAAGGTATGTGAAACTTGCGGAGAAAACGCTCAAAATTGTAATGGGCATTTTGGTCATATTGAGTTTAACGAACCTATTATTAACCCTTTGCATTATAGAAGAGTTGTATCATTCTTGAATTGTTTTTGTTATAAGTGTAATAGATTATTACTGCTCAAAGATCAAGTTTATTTGTATGGTTTTAATAAGAGTAAAGGAGAAATACGATTCAATAAAATTCAAGAAAAAATTAAAAAAGTAGATATGTGTTGTCACGAAGATTGCGGTTACAATCAACCAAGTTATAAGTTTTGTACTACAGATAATACTATTCACAGAGTTTACGAAGGAAAGGATAAACAAAAAACAAGTGTTGTATTAACAACAGAAGAAATAATGAAAACGTTTACTAACGTTCCTGATTCTGATATAGAACTATTGGGTTTTGATCCCAAAATTGTTCATCCACGTAATCTTATTATTGAGGTACTTCCAGTTTTACCAATATGTGCAAGACCATATGTGAAAGCAGATGGTAATATGTGCGATGACGACCTAACTAACCAATATATCGAAATTATTAAAACCAATAACCATCTCGCAACACCTACGGAAAATTCCAAAAAAGAATTATCCGAAGTAAAACGACAAAAATATTTAGCTACTCTAAAATTCAGAGTACTCACGACATTTAACAACGGCCAGGGAAAAGCTAAACACACAACCAATGGTCGAGCAATAAAAGGTATCAAAGAAAGATTAGCCGGTAAAGAAGGGCAGATAAGAACCAATTTAATGGGCAAGCGCAGTGTCAAATTCGACTCAATGATATGGGAATGGAATGGTGCGATGAAAAGAGC